TCTGTGATTACATGAGATTTTTCTTTATCGTTTTCTACACCATAAACATTCCAAAATTTTACCGTCAACCCATTAAGTGATTTAGTATACAATTCACCAACATTTTTCAAAACTCCATATGGAGAGTAACTCATGTTACTCATTTGAGAAGAAGCAAATATAAATGGTTTTCTATATTCTTTTAACCACTGAAATACATTTGCAAGAATTCTAGTATTATTGTTAATAAAATCAAAAGTGTGTTGATACTTTTTCAAGTAACGAGAACCACCAACATCAAAGGCAAGAAAGAATACAAAGTCAGAAATACGAATATCATGTTGAAGTTTTGGATTTGGAATCAATGTGAGATTTTGATCTTCTCCGTTTACAACATCAAACTCAGTAACATCATGTCCTTTGTTACGAAGATATTCAGTTAAATAAGATCCAATTTGACCTTCAGATCCAAGAACAAGTATTTTCATTTATTAATTTGCTCCTGGATCCAATTATAAGTCTTACGAATACCTTCCTCAAGTGTCTGAGAATAATTCCAACCCAATTCTTTACGAATCAAATCGTTATTAGAATTACGTCCACGAACGCCAAGAGGTCCATCAATATGATTTTTTGATACTTTTTTACCAGCAACTTTTGCTGCAGTATCCACTAGTTGATTGATAGTCACCATTTCTTCTGAACCAATATTGACTGGCCCAATAAAATCAGACTCCATCATACGACGGGTTGCCTCAATACATTCATCGATGTAAAGGAATGAACGAGTCTGCTTACCATCCCCCCAGACTTCAATTGCACCACCTTCTTCTGGAAGATATGCTACTTTACGACAGATTGCTGCTGGTGATTTTTCACGACCACCTTCCCAGGTTCCCTCTGGACCAAATATATTATGATAACGAGATACCCTAACAGGTATGCCGTGATTCCTATGGTACGCAAAGTAAAGACGTTCCGAAAAAAGTTTCTCCCAACCGTATTCGGAATCTGGTGCAGCAGGATAAGCGGATTCTTCACGGCAGTCAGGATTGTCGGGATCAAGTTGATTATGCTCTGGGTACATACATGCAGAACCAGAATAGAAGATCTTAGTATTATTAATACCAAGTCTTTCATTCATCTGATGCTGCATCTCAAGAACGTTTAAGTTAATTGTTACAGAATTATGCATAATGTTTGCATCATTTTCACCAGTGAAAACAAATCCGGCCCCTCCCATATCAGCAGCAAACTGATAGATTTCATCAAATGTCTGAATATAACGATAGGGAACTGACTGATAGAAGTTTCCCCTATCACCTTTATATTCCAGAACACGACGAACAAAATCTACGTCACGAAGATCTCCATGAACAAATTCATGTGCTTCAGTAGCAGAATACTCAGGGATCTTTAGATCTACACCACGAACCCAATATCCTTCTTTCTTTAACCTTCTAACCATGTGACTTCCAATGAAACCACCAGCACCAAGTACAAGTGCTGTTTTCTTATATTCACTCATAAAAAAATGTTTGTTTCTAGTATTTATTAGAGTATATTAAAGCATAATTGATCAAGTCCAATGTCAAGTGAAATAGTTGGTTTAAAGTTCAAATTGTTTAACTTTTCAACATTTAAAGAAAAGTTCTTTGCTTGCGTCTTTGCGTAAAATTCTGGAGTAATAGAAGATAATATATTACTCTTACAATTCGGCAATTTATCGACTGCTAGTTGAATTATATCACGAAAGTACCGTGATTGTCCAGTAGCAATATTATATATTTGGTTTTCATATCCACTGTCTAGAATACATTTGATTGCTCTTGAGACATCATCAACATGCATATAATCACGAAGAACAAGTCCTCCTTCATAAAGTTGAATATCTTCATCAGTTTTTAATTTGTTTATCAAAAATGCTAGAACATTCTTTTTTGGAGATACTGTTTTATCAGTTCCATACACATTAGTGAGACGAAAGATACGATACTTACATCCGAAAGTTTCACAAAATGAAATCAACAATTGTTCTGCTGTTCGTTTTGTAATTGAATAAAATCCTCTAGGATCTGGAAGATCTGTTTCTTTTGCGTCTATTACATTCAATCCATAAACAAATCCAGAACTCACAAAATTAAATACAATATCTTCACTTTTACAGTACTCAAGTACTTCCATGAGAAGATTCAAATTAGTATTGATATCTACATGAAGATCTTCAAATACATTATAATTTGTAGTTGTACTAATAAAATAAAGAATGTCTTTGGATTGTGGTTCTCTAGAATCTCTGGGAATTTTTATAATTTGATCAGAAAAAAGATTACAAAAAGATTCTCCAATAAAACCTGTTCCACCATAGACCGAAATTTTTTCAAACATATTTTTCACATTCATCAAAGGTCTTTCCCTTCAAATCTTTTTGAGATAAGATAGGTTCTCCATCTATTCCCCATTCAATTCCCAAATTAGTGTCATTCCAAAGAAGGGTCCTATCATATTCTGGATAATAATAATCCGTAGTTTTATAAACGATTTCTGCAGTTTCAGTAAGAGTGTAAAAACCATGGGCAAATCCAGGAGGAACCCATAGTTGCAAATTATTTTTATATAATTTAATTCCAAACCATTTTCCAAATGATGAAGATGATTTTCTTAAATCAACAATTACATCATAAACTGCACCAGAAACACAACGAATGAGTTTGCCTTGTGCGTGTTCAATTTGATAGTGAAGTCCTCTCAAAACTCCCTTGGAAGATTTGGAATGATTATCCTGGACAAAATTACTTACACCGGTAATTTTTTCAAATTCGTTCAGTTTAAAAGTTTCCATAAAGAACCCACGACCATCCTCAAACTTTTTGTTTGTAATGATATAAGCATCTTTGAGATTAGTTCCTATTGCGTTCATACCATTCAATCGTTTTTTCCAATCCTTTTTTTAAATTAAATCTAGGAGACCAACCAAGTTCAGTTTGTATTTTAGTAATATCAGTTGAATATCTACGGTCGTGCCCCGGACGGTCTTTCACATATTCTATCATATCTTCTTCTTTTTTCATAATATTAAGAATATTTTTTATCAAATCAAAATTTTTCACTTCACATTCTCCGCCAATATTATATTTTTCACCAAACTTTCCTTTTTCTGCCACAACTAAAATTGCCTCACAATGATCTTGAACATATAACCAATCACGAATTTGTTGCCCATCACCATAGATAGGAACTTTATTCCCCATCATTAAATTTTTAATTGTCTTTGGAATTAATTTTTCTTCGTGCTGTCTTGGTCCATAGTTATTTGAACAATTTGTAATAATAGCAGGAAGACCATAAGTGTTATGAAAAGCCATCACAAAATGATCACTTGATGCTTTTGATGCTGAATATGGATTTCTTGGATTATATGTTGTTGTCTCTGTAAATTTACCGTGTTCAATTGAACCATAAACTTCATCGGTTGAAATATGAATGAACTTTTCAACATTATATTTCATAGAAAGATTCAAAAGATTGACTGTTCCATTAATATTAGTATTGATAAATTCGGAGCAACTTTTAATTGAATTATCTACGTGACTTTCCGCAGCAAAATGATAGACAGTTTTAATTTTATTTTCTTTAAATACATAATCTGAATTATTAATATCAAGTGGATATAATTCAATATCTAAATTTGAAATATTTTCATAATCAGCAGCATAAGTCATTTTATCAATACAAATGATTTTTTCACTTGTTATTTTTTTCAAATGATGTATAAAATTACTACCAATAAATCCACACCCACCAGTAACTAAAATTGTCATAGTTAATTATCTTTAATAGAATATTTTTCTAAAATTTCTGGTGAATATTGATTTACTACTGGATCATCATTCTTTTCATCTCTTTTTTGTTTCTCAAGTAGATAAACTCTGTTTCTAATTTCAGTAGAAGAATATTGATGTCTTCGTAAATGATAGTGAATTTCGATACCAGTATCTATACAATATTGTTTTCCGGTGACATCTACATTTTTATACTCCTCACTTAAAAACCGAATATGAAATGTTTGTGTCTGAATTAAATTAAGCAAATCCGTTTCGGTCTCATATACCAAAATTTCATCAACATACTTACATCCTTGTAATTGTATATATCTTTCATAAACAGATTGAACTGGTTTATTTTTAATACCAGGACGATCTACGGTTGGATCAACTTGAAGTGCAACTTTTAAATAATCGCATAATTCTTTTTCCATTTTGAGCATAGTAACGTGCCCAGCATGAAACAAATCAAATGAACTACAATTAAAACCAATTTTCATATAATAAAGTTCTTTGTATCATTATAGCAAAAAAGAAGAGTTTATGCAACTCTCCTCATAGGTCATTCAGGCTCAAAGAGAGTTTATGCAACTCTCCTCATAGGTCATTCAGGCTCGCCGCCAATTCTTTAACTGGAAATTGGAAACCAGGCGGAGAAAGAATTCCCCACCAGCACCAAGAACAAGTGCTGTTTTTTTATACTCACTCATAAAAATTATATTTGTTTGCTTTATTTATTAAACTCAAGATATTTTATATTATAATTTTAAAAAATTACAATATTAACAATCTATGAATTTACGTAATCTTCAATTTTAATTGCTAACGCAAGAATATCTTCATGAGTAGGTGCAATTGGCGGTAAAAGAGTTATGTCAGGTTTTTCAAGTTTACTGTTTACAGTATATTCGGCCAGTTTTCCATCATATTGTTTGATTAACTGTTGCATAGATTGTGAATATGCATTTTGTTTTGTTTCTTTTTTTCTCTGAACAAGGTCCACATCAAATTGTTTTTTTCGGAAATCTAGTTCCTCTTTTTTTTCCAAAGAGGATATCCTCCTTATTTCTGCTTGAACTTCCAAACTTGGTTGAGGTATTCGTGAGGATTCTTCTAAATTTTCTGTAGTTGCCATTTTTTTTATTCGGTGGTGCAGTTTATATATAATTAAAAATATTTATTATTTTAAAATATTTTATTAATCAAAAGTATTTATAATAAGAATAAAATTTAATTATTTAAAGATTCAACATATTCAGAAAAAACTTTTTGTAAAATTTATTCAACATAATCGTCTTCTTTTACATAACAAGGAACTCTATCTGGATCAAGCCATTTAGCATATTCTATGTCTTCCATTGCAGTACA